GAGTACGGATCGACAAAGGTTCTATTTTGGAACGTTTACGGGTAGCTCCTTAAATTCGATCGTAACCGTTACCTCGGTACCGGTTGCCGCGGCGATCCTCCGGAGTAGCTCCTCGGTTGCGCCTCGCTTACCGCTCAACAGTTGCCCGGTAAATTGCCGGCTAACGACCAGCCGGCGAGCTAACTCCGAACTCGTAATCTTTTGAGTTCGGAGTAGCTCGTTTAGTTCTTTACTTACGTTCATGCCCGGCGCTCGTTAATCTGTTGGAGAGAGTACTCAAAATCGAATGCTAGGTCGATCACTTCGTTATACGTAATCCCGAGCTTTACCATATAGATAGCACAGTTAGTCACGGCCCGGGCCTCATAGTACGCGGCTAACTGTTCCTGTTGCTTATCGGCGTGGTACGTTGCCCGCTCAAAAAGGCTCTTAACGTTGGCGAGTTCGCTTTTTACTTGAGCCGAAACCTCGATTTTCTGATTCGCGTTTTTCATGTTCTGTTTTTACGTTTTGCGTAGTTTAAAATCCTTTGTCTGTTTAAATGCGAGGGAGAGAGGAGAGCCCGGAGGAGAGCCGGGCTCGTTCAACG